CCTGCACGACGTTGACCTGTGCTATGACTTATGGGGTCTCATGTCTACCGGCTGGTACAACCCGACCGAGGCTGACTTCCGAGGGCCGTTCCCCATCGAGGAGTTGATGCTCATCGACCTGCATATTCGCATGTTCACTGAGCCGATGCTCAAGCTGAACCGCGACAAGCTGGAGGCGCACCTCGCAGCGGTGCGGGAACGGAAAGCGGAGTTGTTGTCAGCGGCAGGGGTTGAGGTTGACCTGCTCATGAGCAACCAGAAGTTCGCAGAGGTGCTCAAGGGCTTCGGCGTTGATCCGCCGACAAAGATCAGTGCAACGACAGGCAAGCCCGCCTTTGCCTTCGCCAAGACCGACCCGGGCATGAAGGCTCTCCTTGAGCATGAAGATGAGCGGGTGCAAGCGGTAGCTGCTGCACGACTCGGCGTCAAGAGCACCTTGGAGGAGACGCGCACCGAGCGCTTCATCGGCATCTCGACCCGGGGCGATGCCTTCCCCGTGCCGCTCAAGTACGCCTATGCGCGAACAAAACGGTCATCTGGCGGGGACGGGGTCAACCTCCAGAACCTGCCCTCGCGTGGCAACACCGACCTCAAGGCCTGCATCGAGGCACCCCCGGGCTACGTCATCATCGACTGCGACTCCTCGAACATTGAGGCGCGGGTGCTTGCGTGGCTGGCGGGGCAGGAAGATCTGGTCAACGACTTCGCCAACGGCGTTGATGTGTATTGCAAGCTGGCAACCAAGATCTACGGTAAGACTGTGACTAAGGCTGACAAGCTAGAGCGCTTCGTTGGAAAGACGGTGACGCTCGGCTGCGGCTACCAGACCGGCGCAGGCAAGCTCAAGGCGACGCTCAAGGCGGCAACACTGTCGGTCGACCTTGACATCGTAGAGTGTGAGAAGATCATCAACACCTACCGTGGCAGTGTGCCGCATATCGTTGACCTGTGGGCACGGGGAGAAGAGTCTATCCGCTCTATGTACAACGATGAGAGCATGTGGCTGGGGCGTGAAGGTGTGGCGCTGATCGAGGGGAAGAAGGGTATCAAGCTGCCCAGCGGGCTCTACATCAGCTATCCACAACTCCACCGTGCACAGGGTGAGCGCTTCGTTGAGTGGCGCTACAAAGATGACACTGGTGTGGTGAACATCTACGGTGGGAAGCTCATCGAGAATCTTACCCAAGCACTGGCACGTATCATCGTCATGAGTCAGATGCTACGCATCTCCCGTAAGTTACCCGTCAAGCTCACTGTGCATGACAGCGTGATAGCATTGGCTCGCGAGGACGAGCGCCAAGCGGCGAGGGCTTACGTCGAGTCTTGCATGCGCTGGGTGCCTGACTGGGCTCAGGGGTGCCCGCTCAACTGTGAATCGAAGTGGGGCTACAACTATGGAGAACTGCATGAAGACTGACGAGGTCATCGACTACGCTATGCCGATGATGAAGATCCAGCAGATGCTGCGCAAAGCGCATGACCTGTGCCTTGAGCACCACTACGCCGAGGCCCGTGAAGTGGCCTTGCAGCTTGGGGCAGAAGCGCGTATCCTCCAGCACACGCTATCCATCATGGAGGACGGGCCTATGGCCCGCGCTGCCACGTCATGAGCCTGCCTGGACCTTGGTCGTTCTCGTCTCTCAAGTCGTTCAAGACTTGTCCAAAAAAGTTTTTTGAGATCAAGGTCGCAAGAAACTACAAGGAGCCTGAGTACACCGAGGCCACGCTGTACGGGTCGAACTTTCACGAGGCAGCGGAGCGGTACATCCGCGACGGGGTGGATCTGCCCGAGGCGTTCAACTACGTCAAGGGCCAGCTTGACACGCTCCGTGCGCTGCCCGGGGAGAAGTTCTGCGAGTACGAGATGGGGCTGACGAAGGACTTCGAGCCCTGCGGGTTCAAAGATCCGAACGTCTGGTGCCGGGGCATCGCTGACTTGCTCATCGTCAACCATGAGACCGGTGTTGCACGGGTCATCGACTACAAGACCGGCAAGTCGGCCAAGTATGCCGACACTGCGCAGCTCGAACTCATGGCCTTGATGGTCTTCAAGCACTTCCCGAATATCAAGAAGGTCAAAGCAGGACTGCTGTTCGTCGTGGCGAACTCGTTCAAGCCAGCGGTGTATGCCTCTGAGCAAGAGAAGATCTACTGGCAGCAGTGGATGGCTGACGTCAAGCGTCTTGAGAATGCACACCGCACGGGTGTGTGGAACCCCAATCCTTCGGGACTCTGTAAGAGACACTGTGTGGTGATGTCTTGCCCGCACAACGGGCTAAATGGAGGTTGAAATGCCTTACAAGAACAAGGCTGACCGCGACCATAAGAAGGAATACGCCGACTTCTTGGCGGATGGTGGACGTGCCAAGCAGTCCGAACGTCAGCGGGCGCGACGTGCTTGGGACAAAGAGAACGGCAAGGCGTCACGGAAAGGTAAAGCTCTCGACCACGTTACCCCCATCAAGGATGGTGGCAAGAGCAAGCCGGGGAACGTGAAGCTCAAGAGCTTCAGCGCAAACAGCGCACGCAATTTCAAGGGACCGAAGTCCGGGGGCTGACCCCGGGTTCTCCCTATACCGCCTAGCATCGCAAGGTGCTAGGCTTGTCCGCCCTTCGGGGCTCTGAGCTTGACGGACTTTGTCCCTCAAGCGGTTTCCGTTTGTCTAGGAGCGCAAGTGAAACAACATGTCATGGTAGATATCGAGACCCTTGGTACACGTCCGGGGGACATCATCCTGTCTATTGGCGCTGTGAAATTCAGCGTTGAAGAGGGGATCAAGGGCGAGTTCTATGTCACGATCAACACGGAGTCGTGTAAGGCGGCAGGCCTACGCGCACAGAAGAGCACCCTTGAGTGGTGGAGCAAGCAGTCTGATGCAGCGAGAGAGGCCGCGTTCAAAGGAGAGTTCCCGCTTGAGGTTGCTCTGATCAAGCTCGCGGTATGGATGCCCCCGCTGGAGGACGTAGTTGTGTGGGGCAACGGTGCCAACTTCGACAACGCACTGCTGGCCGCTGCGTACCGGGCTATCAAGCACGATACCCCTTGGCATTTCTGGAATGACAGGTGTTATCGGACTATGTCCACTATGTTCCTCAAAGATCGCATCGAGCGTATAGGTACCGGACACGTCGCGCTTGATGATGCCAAGACTCAGGCAGTGCGGCTGATTCACATGGCGAAGAAGAGCAAGATCACTCTGGAGTGACGATGCAGATCATTGACGACAAAGCCCTGTTGTTGAAGCTCCGCAATCCACAGCGGGTGCTGAACACCATTCCGAAAAGCAAGTTGCTCGACGATGGTCATGTGCTTGTCCACTGGGGGCTGGATGAGGCGCGGGTGCTGAAGAACATCGGCATCAAAGGGGTGCCGTCCCCCATCGAAGGGCGCTACAAATGGCCGGGGCTTTACAAACCCTTCGACCACCAGCGGACGACAGCATCGTTCATGACGCTCCACAAGCGAGCCTTCTGCTTCAACGATCCGGGCACTGGTAAGACAGCCGCTTTCGCATGGGCTGCGGACTACCTGATGAACAAAGGCTACATCAAGAGAGCCCTCGTCATCTGCCCTCTGTCAATCATGTCCTCAGCATGGCAGGCGGATCTGTTCAAGGTGGTCATGCACCGACGCGTTGACGTGGCCTACGGCGACCGGCGCAAGCGGGCCAAGATCATTCAGTCCGATGCCGAGTTCGTCATCATCAACTTCGACGGCGTGCAGACGGTGCTGGAGGAGCTGAAGGCCGGTGGCTTCGACCTTGTCATCATCGACGAGGCGAACGCTGTGAAGACCGCGACGACCAACCGGTGGAAGGCGCTCAACGAACTGATCACTTCCGACACATGGCTATGGATGGCAACTGGCACCCCTGCGTCCCAAGCACCGACCGACGCCTACGGCCTTGCCAAGATGCTGAACCCGGACTCGGTGCCAAGATACTTCTACGCTTTCCGTGACATGGTCATGTGGAAAGTCACGCAGTTCAAATGGAAGCAGAAGAACAACGCCGCCGAAATTGTCAACCGGGTACTCCAACCCGCCATCCGCTTCACCAAGGAAGAGTGCCTTGATCTACCAGAGCTTCTATACACCACACGGGAGGTAGAACTGACGCCACAACAACTCAAGTACTACAAGCTCCTGAAAGATCAGTTCATCATGTCAGCGGGCACCGAGACGGTGACGTCAGTCAACGCCGCAACCAATCTCAACAAGCTCCTGCAAGTCTCATCCGGTGCGGTGTACTCCGACGACGGCAACACCGTCGAGTTTGACATCACTAACCGATACAACGTTTTGCTGGAAGCCATCGAGGAGAGCACCCACAAGGTGCTGGTCTTCGTCCCGTACCGGCATGCCATCACGGTGTTGAACGAACGGCTCAAGAAGGACAAGATCGCTGTCGAGGTCATCGACGGCAGTGTGCCGGTGGCGCAGCGCACGAGGATTTTCGCCGCGTTCCAGACCGAGCCTGAGCCGAGGGTGCTGCTCATCCAGCCTGCGGCGGCTTCGCACGGCGTGACCCTGCACGCTGCCAACACGGTGGTGTGGTGGGGCCCTGTGACGTCAAACGAGATCTACCATCAGGCCAACGCCCGCGTGCACCGTGCGGGCCAGAAGAACCCCTGTCTCGTGGTCAGGCTGTGCGGCAGCGGCGTGGAGCGCAAGCTGTACGACTCGCTCGACGGCAAGACCGAGGACATGGAGTCCCTGCTCAACTTATATCGCGAGGAGGTGCTTGACACAGTCAAAGTTCAACCGTAGACTTTCGATCCCAGCCACAGGAGGCCGCATGGAACAGGACATCGAGGCACCTCAGGTGCCCACTGAGAAGCTCGTCAAGGCGTACATCAAGATGCGCGATGCGCGTGCAGCGCTCGCCAAGAAGTACGAGGATGACGACAAAGTCATCAAGGATCAGATGGAACTGATTGAACACGCCCTCATGGACGTGTGCAAGAAAGCGGGTGCAGATAGCATCCGCACCGGAGCAGGCACCGTGATTCGCGGTGTCAAGACGTCGTACTGGACTTCCGACTGGGAGTCTATGCACAACTTCATCAAGGAGAACCAATCGCTTGATCTACTAGAAAGACGCATTGCTCAACGGGCCATGAAAGATTGGCTCGAAGCGAACCCCGACAAGATGCCCAAGGGACTCAACACTGAGTCGAAGTACACCGTGACCGTAAGGAGGTCCTAACATGTCTGAACTCACTCTCTTCCAAACCGGCAACCAACTGCCAGCACATCTGCGCCGCAGCACTGCGGATCTCAGCCCGCTGACCAAGTCGCTCATGGGCGGCGGCAACTCGAAGCGCATCAGCATCGAGAACAACGTCTGGCACATGCTAGTCGGCGGCAAAGAAGTCGCTGTCAACGAAGACCGGGCGATGAACGTCATCGTCATCCGCAGTGCAGATGCGAATCGCCGCACGTTCTACGGCACCACCTACGAGAAGGGTGTCAAGGGCCGTCCGCAGTGCTGGTCTGAAGATGGTGCCAAGCCGCACGCGTCGGTGAAGACCCCGCAGAATCGCACCTGTGCAGGGTGCCCACAAGACATCAAGGGCTCGGGGACCAACGAGTCGAAGGCGTGCCGGTACAGCCGCCCCGTGGCGCTGCTTCTGGAAAACGACATGCAGGGTGACATCTACGCGCTGAACATCAACGCGTCGAGCCTTTTCGGCCAGGGCGAAGGGCGCAAGATGGGCCTTCAGCAGTACGCTCGGTTCCTTGGCGGGCACGGGGTCGAGATCAACGCTGTCGTGACCGAGATGCGCTTCGATGCCACGGCGAACATGAAGCTGGTGTTCAGTGCGGTGCGTCCGCTGACTGAAGAGGAGTACCGGATCGCGGTGGATCGTCAGAACGATCCTGAGGCGGTCAACGCGGTGACCGTGAGCATCGCTGACATGGACAACGTGCCTGCGGCACCTGAGCCTGCTCCTGCGCCTGCGCCTGCGCCTGCGCCTGCGCCCGCTCCTGCGGCCAAAGCGTTCACCCCTGCGCCTGCGGCCAAGCCCGCTACGTTCAAGGTCACCAAGGACGTGCCAGCACCCGCTGAGGCTGCACCTGTGGTACGCGAAGCCAAGGCCGCTACGCCTGTGGTGGCGGACGGCCCGAACGTCAACGCGATCCTCGCCGCATGGGGCGACGACGCTGACGACTGATTTACGGGGGCGGCGGTAAGCGCCGTGAGCAGTGTCCTTTGCTGAGTGTCTCCCACTGCGATAGCTCCGGGTTGCGCCGGGGCCGCCCCCACCACACACCATGTACACCACAAAGATCATCCGGCGCAACGCCGACGCTGACCCGAGCCTGCTCGGTGTGCAGCTTGGTCGCCTGTGCATCTACAGGCACGTCTCGGTGAACCAAGTGGTCGCAGACCTTGGCGTGACCAAGGCTGCGGTCTACTCATGGTTCTCGGGTCAACGGGATGTTTCCAAGCACTTGCGCTCCAAGGTCTTGGCGTATTACCGTTCGATCCTCGCCTTGCCCTGACCGGGCACCCATGCACCGTCCGCAACGCTCGCCGCGTTTGTGGCTAACTCCGTGTCACCATGTCTCCAAAAGAGTTCCTTGAGAACGTCCTCCCACATGGCACGCGATACTCTCTCAGGCTAGTCAAAAAGATTCCGCTGAAAGACACCCTCGTTTGGGACCGTCGTTACACCTCCTTTGCCAACATGGCAGAAGCCGTTGAAGAGTTCAACGGTAACGGATGGGACGTGTACTACGCAACCGCTGGGTTCGGTGCGGAAGAGCACTCGAAGGCTACAAACGCAGTCGCCAAGAGGGAGTTTTACGTCGACGTGGATTGTGGGCCGAAAAAGCCCTATACCGACAAGGCCGCTGGCCTGTCAGCACTCCGTGAATTTTGCAAGACAGTAGGTCTGCCGAAGCCTACGCTGATTGACTCAGGCAATGGCCTGCACGCACACTGGTATCTCGACAACCCTATACCGGTGCATGAGTGGAAGGCGACAGCCGAAGCCCTGAAAGCCCGCTGCGTCAAAGAAGAGTTTGAAGTCGACGGTGACTGCACTGCCGACATCGTTCGGGTACTGCGTGTCCCCGGCACCCTGAACAGGAAGAACGACACGCCGGTCGTTCTGCTCACACCGATCAAGTATCACGCCTTCGAGTCCATCCGCGACGCAGTGGGTGTGGCCGCTGCTGACATGTTCGCCAAGGCCCGGGCATTGTCGGGCGGGGTCTCTGACGAGACCAAGAAGTTGTACATCGACCCGAACCGGATCAGCAAGTTCGAGACGATCTGGATCAAGTCCAACAACGGCGAGGGCTGTGCGCAGATCGCTGAGGCAGCGAAGAACCAAGAGGCCGTGCCCGAGCCCGTGTGGCGTGCCGTGTTGTCGATCGCTCAGCACTGTGAGGATCGGGACTGGGCCATACATGAGGTATCCAAGAACCACCCGAACTACAGCCCGGACGAAACCGAGCGCAAGGCAGCACTGACCAAGGGTCCGTACACATGCGAGTCCTTTCAAGGACTGGACAACGCCAAGCTGTGCATTGGGTGTCCGCACATTGGCAAGATCAAGTCACCGATTCAGCTTGGCTCCGAGATCAAGCTGGCACCGCCTGAGCCCATACAGGTCAAAGTCGAGAGTGAGACCATCGAGATCCCGCCATATCCACGGCCATTCTCTCGGGGTGCTACGGGCGGTATCTATCACGACATCACAAAATCAGATGGAGTAGAACGCGTCAAGATATACGACCACGACATCTATATCTACAAGCGGATGCGTGATGGCACTGGTGGTGGCGATACGCTGTGGGCTAGGCACCACCTCCCTCATGGTGACGTGCGAGAGTTCAGCATCCTCCAGAGTGAGATAGCAGCGGCGGACAAGTTCAAAGAAGCGGTGAACCGCGAAGGTGTCATTGCTTTTGACCCCCGTCAGTTGATGTCTCTACAACAGATGTTCGGTCTGATGATCCGCGACTTGCAGTTCCGGGAGAAAGCAGACAACATGAGAACCCGATTTGGCTGGACCCCAGATGACACATTCATCATTGGGAACCGTGAGTACACCAAGCGCGGCGTCATCTATACACCGATCGCCAAGCCCATCGAGCACTACGTACCGTGGCTGAGTCCCAAGGGTTCGATCGACGTGTGGAAGCAGGCCGCTGCGCACTACGACACGCCGGAGATGGACTTCCATGCGGCGGGGGTGCTCGCCGGGTTTGGCAGTGCGCTGATGCACCTATCACCGGAGAACGGCGGGATCATCAACTTCTACTCGAAGAAGTCAGGCACCGGCAAGACGACCATCTTGCGCATGGCTAATGCGATATGGGGAGATCCTGTGGCTCTGATGAAGGATGCGCAGGACAAGACCCTGACCAAGGTGCACCGGCTGGGGGTGATGAACGGGATCGTTGGCGCTCTTGACGAGATGACCAACGCTGAGCCGACTGAGATGTCGGAGCTGGTCTACAACAACACACAGGGGCGCGGGCGCGACCGTATGGAAGCGGGGCGCAACATGGAGCGAGTCAATAACGTCCGTTGGAAGCAGATATCTATCTGGTCTAGCAACTCTACGATTGAAGACCGGCTGATGATGATCAAGAGCGATCCGGCTGGGGAGCTGGCCCGTATCCTTGAGATCCACCTCATGACACCCGTACCCTCTGATGTGCTGGAGACGAAGAAGCTGTTTGACAATTTGTTGATGAACTACGGCCATGCGGGTGACGTGTTCATGCGTTTTGTCATCCCTAACCTAGACGAGGCTAAGAGGATATGGGAGAACACACGGGACAATATTTACAAAATGGGGGACTGGACTCAGACTGAGCGGTTCAAACTCAACAACGTGATCTGCATCATCGCTGCTGGTGCCATCACAAACCAGATCGGGCTGACCAGCTACAACATCAAGAGGATCTTGGATAAGCTCCTTGCGCTGATCAAGCGGGCGACGGTAGAACAGAGTGTGTCTGCGACTACGGCGGTGTCCACCGTTGCGTCTTATATCAACAAGAACATCCGCAACGTGCTGATTGTGAACAGGAAGCCTGCGGCGGTGGGCATCAATGACAGGCCCGCACTGGAGCCTATGGGTGAGTTGTTGGTACGGTATGAACCTGATACTGACACGCTGTGGATTACCAAGAAGGAGTTCACCAAGTGGTGTGCACAGGCTTACATCAACGTGAAGGAGCTGTACTCCTCCTATACCCGTGAGACGGGTGGCACCATGACTCTGACGAAGAAGCGGATGGGTGCAGGCTGGCGCAGTGACTTCGGCCCGGTGGACGCGATCGAGTTCCCGCAGGCCAAGAAGGCTTTGAACCTTGACCTCGATGTCTCAGCGAACCAAGCAGCTACGTCTGGTTGACGGCAGGCTAGTGCACCGTGAGGCTGAGTACCAGCTCCCTGAGTGGCTGGAGATCGGGCAGAGCTTCTTCCTGCCCACACTCAAGAGCGATGAGCTGATCACCAAAGTCAAAGCACGTTACGCGGCGCGGGGCATTCAGGTGGTGCACGAGACGCGCATCGAGGCTGACCACCTTGGCATCAGGGTCTGGAGGGTGCTATAGTCCCGCCCGTCAATGGCTCACACCGTTTGACTGTGCGTCTCCTAGTTAGCCCCGGGTTGAGCTTGCTCCTCGGGGCACTTTTTATCTCGACGCGTCCATCGTCCGCTGCTCCTCGGTCACCTGACGACGCAGTCGGTACACATCCCGAGCCAGATCGTTCTGTTGAGCGCGTAGGTCGTTGATGATCACGCGCCGTTCTTCAGGTGACAGGTCCGTCATCTTGTCGATGGCCCGGGCCTGAGCGTTCAAAGCGCGGATTGCCTCCATCGTGCTACGCACCTCACTACGCACCACGTACAAGCCGAAGTTGTCCTTGAGGAACTTCTCTGCGTCGTCAGGGTTGTTCTCCAGCTTGCGCCTGTACGAGTTGTAGACCTGCTCGACAGACCTGTCGAGGTTGTAGATCTCGTCGAGGTAGCGCATGCCGACCGGGTCCTTCATCACAGCCGAGGCACCTGTGAGCTGAGCCGCAATCGTCTGGTGCAGGGGGCGGTCAGTCCGCGTGGGGTTCACCATGACATCAGCAACGCTCAAGGCGATACCTGCGGACATACCGAACATGCCGCGCACCAAGTTCTCCAGCATGATCGGAGAGACCTTCAGAGCCTCAACCCCTGTCGACGTGGCGATGTCAGTCAAGGTTCTGGACGCAGCCTTCATGGCTTCTGAAGTGCCGGTACCGTAGCGCTCGGACGGGTCGAGGGCCAACTGCGCCTGAGACTCCAGTGGGCGTCCAAGGAAGAACGAGTAGTTGGCGAGGTTCTCAAGGATAGGCTTCAGGACCTGCGGGGTGATGTTCGGTGCCGAGAAGATGTCGACACCGTTGAGCATCAGTTCCTTCAGCACCCGCATCGCGTCGCGCTCCTCGGGAGTACCTTGGAGCTTGAAGTACTGCACCACCCGTTCAGGGATAGCCTTGAAGAAGAACGACAGTTCCGCAGGCAGCGGGACAGCGGGCACGAAGCCAAGCTCCTTGCCACCCGGGATGACCCAGTTCCGGTCGCGGACGTAGTCGGGTAGGTTCTGGTACTCCTCGTCGTCCGACATCATCAGCGCGTAGCCGAAGCCCATCGCCGTGAGCACCCCCATCCGCTTGTAGAACAGGTTGCGTGCGTAGCCCGTCGTCGCGCCGATGCTGCGCTGGGCGCTCGGGTTGCCTGCCGCTGCGAGTAGGAGCTTGTCCATCGAGCGGGCGTAGGCGTTGAAGAACGGGATGGTGCGGATGAGGTAGTCAGCGGTCTTCGACACACCTCTGCGGCTGAAGTTGATGATCTCCCGGGCGCGTAGTTCAGCCAGTGCCCGGTCACCGGTCTCCTTCAGCGTCTGGTTGTAGATCGCCTCACGCACGGCGACGTCCGAGGCCTTGGCACCGGCCTCCATGATGCGCAGGATGGCCTTGCCGACGGAGCGCGGCGCGAGCCCCGTCTCCTCCAAGATGTTCTTCACATTGCCACCGATGATGGTGTCATAGGCAGGCACCACACCTGACTTGGCGAGTTCCCTGACACCGGCGGACTGTGTCCCCTTGATCTCGTTCCACCAATTTCGAGGGAAGTTCAGCAAGATGCGGGGGAGCATCGCAGTGGGGTTCTTGACTCCCGAGTGCACATACGCCCGGGTGATGTCATCAAAGACCTGTTTTACAGCGAAGGGCGGTGTAGCGGTCACGCCGATACGCAAGAACTGCGAGAACTTCTGTGCCCCTCGGATAAACGCGGGTACATCTGTTGTCGGTGCACCAATGAACGCTGCGAGATTGGCAGGGTCCGGGACGTAGAAGACTTTCTTCTGTCCGTTGACGTAGGTGTCAACGAGCGCACCCTGCTTATTGTTGTCGATAGCGTCACGGTTAGGGACAAACTGCGCGTAGCCAAGCAGCTCCATCTCAGGCAGCGCACGACCAACTGCATCTGCCTTCATCGACTCATTGACCATCCAGTCCATGAGCTTCGAGAAGTTCTCAACAGGGTTTTGTGTCTGACGGTCTTGAGAGCCTTTGTACTTCGCAATCTCCTTGAACGCAGCCAGCTTCGCGTTGGAGCCTCCACCCTGCGGAAGTGCCAGATTGTCGAAGTCATCAATCCGGGAGAACGGGACGTAACCTATCGCATCCTTCCACACTTGGGCTTTGGCTGGCGTGATGCGGCCAGCCTCAACCATTGCGTCGATCATAGCGAAGCGGATCTGGTCCAGCTTCTCACTCACTCCCTTGATGAACGCGTCAGACTGGAAAGTTTGCTCTGCTGTTGCAGCCTCTTGGGGAGTCAAGAAGAAGTCGAGCCCAGCGGCCTGCGGAGAGTTCATCAACTCGTATTCGCGATGCGAAGCCAGTGATTCCCCAACTTGATTCTTGAACGTTTCAGGTGCGATACCCCGTGTCTTAGCCTCAGCAGCGATGTCTTTGAGCACCTGCTTATAGCTGATGTCCTCACCCTTATAGTTCAGCGTCTCGACACTGAGCAGTCCGGTGGGGTCACGGCGCATAGTGCCGTACTCTTTCACCTCGCTGGCAAAACGCGGCGCATCCAGTGCCCGAGACATGAGGAACACCGGGTTGTAGTCCCCTCGGTTGTCACGGATGCGGTTGCCGTAGGCCTTGGTGAAGATGTAGTCGACGCCCGCCAGCAGGTCCATCGCCTGTGCACGGAAGCCGATGGCTTTGTTGCCACCGAACTTGGCGTCGAGTTTGTTCTTCAGCGTGCGCTCTTCCTTCTCTCCGACGAGATCTGGTGTAGTCTCAGGAGAGAGATCGAAGTACTCCGTTTCAGGTGCAGTAGGTGTAGTACTTGCAGGGGCGGGGGACTTACTTGCCGCGTCAGCGGCGTCCTTCAACTTCTTGAGTTCTTCTGCTGTGAAAAGATTGCCAGTATAACCGCGAATGTCTAAGCCGGTATATCTTGAGTCTTTCACACCGAGATAGATAGGGTTACCCTTTGAGTTGCGGCCTTCAATCAAGCCTATATTGCTTGATGGTCCGTCAATCCAAACCGGTTTCATCCCAAAACGAAGTATCCATGACGGGAAACCAGTCGTGTTCGCCTGCCTACCAAACGACTGGTACTTCTTGTTCGCCTCTTCAATGTGGCCTACGAGGGACTCATCAAGTACGTTTTCGGAGATGGTCATCAACTCGGCAAGTGCCGAAGTTTCTTTCCCTTTCAGCTTGAGTACTTCAGATATAAGTTTGAAGAACCTGCCAAGGAAAGTGCCACCAGTTGGGCTGGGTGTAGATGCAAGCCAATTCTGGAAATCAGCGTTGACCAATCCGTAGGTTATCAACTCTTTTGAGTTTTCTAGCGCGGCGGCGAACAGACGTTTTTGCCCCAACTCGAAGAGACCGTTTTTGTCCTGTTCTTTGAACTTAGAGACAAGTTCTTTATGGAGCGCGTTCAGTTTTATTGCCGCAGAACTTTGCGGCGCGTAGTTGATCTGTGCAACAGTAACCGCGTGAATCAGCTCATGTACAAGCGTTTCTTGTCTAAGAGTGTTCTCCGCAAAAGAGGTGTACCCGTTAATGGTGACTTCTACTTTTGTAGATTCTCCAAGACCACCAACACGCGTAGTCGCTACACCACGTGCACCCTTGAGCACCGCCCCGGGGTCAGTCAAGCGGAACGAGAACTCGACGCCCATGTTCGTCAGTTCTTCAACACGGCGCTTTACCTTGACCATGACTGCACGGTCAAGAACATCACGTGCGTTCAGAATGGCGTAGTCGACAACTTCATCAAACGTTGCGCCACGTAGAGCGGCATCCATCTCCTTCGAGTTACGCAGGTCTGCCTGTTCAAATCGTGTTTGCGTGTACTGGGGCCTTGGCAGTGTTCTGGACGCGGGAGCCGGAGCAGGCGCAGGTGGCTTAGGAGCCGGAGCAGGCGCAGGTGGCTTAGGAGCCGGAGCAGGCGCAGGTGGCTTAGGAGCCGGAGCAGGCGCAGGTGGCTTAGGAGCCGGAGCAACACGAGTCATCTCCGCCCATTGCGCTTTTTTAGCTTCGATTTGTCGCCCTAGCTCATCCCACTTTTTGCGTGCAGGTGACTTAGCCGCAGGTGCACGTCCAGCCTTAGTCAGCAGTGCCTGCTGTTGTCTCTTTAACTCTCGAATCTCATCCATCAAAGCGTCAGATTCAGGGGTATTCCTCCCACTGACAGACGGTGTAGGAGCCGCAGGGGGCGGAGCAGGTGTAGGAGCCGCAGGAGGCGGAGCAGGTGTAGGAGCCGCAGGGGCTGGCGTCTCTACCTTAGCGTACTTGGCAAGCAGATCAAGTGCAGCTTGAATGCTCTTGGTTGCGCTCTTGACCCGGTTCCCATCTGGTTCGGTATGTTGCGCGTAGAACGCGTCGTACTCGTCCTGGGGGATGCTCCCAGACACTTGCTCAATCTGCTCGATCAGATCTGCACGTTCAGCCGGAGTGCGCTTGGCAGGTTTGGGCGTCGGTGCTACTGCAACGGGCTCGCCTGTTTCTCCGCCAGCAGGCTGTCCAGCATCCTCGACAGGAGGAACCAATCCGCTTGGCTCAGGGGCTCCAGCCCCTTCGGTGGGGGTGACGGCAGCGGGTCCGCCAGCCACTGGAGCGCCTGCTCCACTTGGTTGTTCGACAGGTTCGACAGCACTTGGAGTCTCCGGTTCGGGCACCGCAGGTGCCGGGGTGGGCACCGCAGGTGCCGGGGTAGGTTCAGCCGCCACGGGCGGCGCGGCGGGTTCGACGGCGGGTGCCGTAGGTACCGCAGGCTCAGGCAACCGCGCCAAGAAGGCGTCGATCTTGGCTTCAGTCTTCGGGTTCAGCGTCCCCTCTTGTCGCTTGGCGTCGAGGTACGTCTGCAAGACGTCACGGACTTCGGGGTCAGCCGGTGCCTTACCGACCAGCATGTTGTGGATCGAACCGCGAGTGAACCCGATCTTGGCAACCGTCGCGCTGTCAAGCACGTCAGGCAGGGGCGCAGGGGCACCCACCTTGCGGACTTTGGGCTCTTCGACAGGCGGGGCTTCCGTTGTGGGTGCCGTAGGCGGCGTCCACCGACCTCCACCGACCTCGACCAGACGGGCATCAAGCTCATCGAACTTCCGACGCGCAGGGCTCTTCGGTGCCGGGGGCTTGCCATTGACCAGCATGTCCTCACGCTGCTGACGCAGGCGAGCAATCTCTTCGCGACGTGCTTGGGTAGGATCGAACTCCTCGCGGGGCGTCACAGCCGCTACGGCTGCTTCATCAGCAGGAAGGAACCTGTCCGCACCCCGCTTGTTGGCTACACGTTGCTCGACATCTTCGCGCTGCCTGCGTGCACGCTCGGCTTCCAAAGCCTTGAGCGCCTCGTTGCGCTGGTTGGTAGGGCGCTCCTGTTTCAGCGTCTCAATCGCCTGCGTCAGCTTTGGGTAAGCCTCGTTGATGGGCAACCCCAGCGTCTCGTCAATCGTGGATTGGGCAGTGTTGGCCGGTGCCGCTTTCGCCGCCTCCGCCGCCTGACGCTCGGCCTCTCGCTTGGCCTTGACCACGTCGATCTCGGTCTGGCCTTCGGGCGGCACCGGTTCACCAGTACCCGCACCCCGGGCTCGACGACCCAAAGCGAGGTCAAAGAGACCCTGTGCCAGACCACCCACGGCACCGCCGTAAGCCGCCTGCTCACCAAGGCCCTCGATGAGTTCCTGCTCGGGCTTGTAGACGCCCCGGGCAATCATGTTCTGGGCAAGGCCTGACGCGGCCTCCTGAGCGGCTTCCTCGCCGCTTGCGATGGCGATCCGCTTGATGCGGTCGACCGCCGTCAGAACCTCACCTTCCGGCACGCGCTTGAGAATGCGGAACGGCGCGAAGACCTCCAAGGCCCCCGGCAAGGTGCCCAGCGCGGTCGCTGTGGAACGCTGCTCTTCAGTGGCACCCTCGGTCTCGGCTCGCGTCCGCGCCTCGCCTGCACCGGCTCCAACGCCAAGACCTACGGCAGCGGTCCTACCCGCAAGGCCCAAGGGGCCAAGGCCCAAGAACGGTACCGTTGAGCCAACCGCTTCACCGAACTTGCGCCCAACCGTGCCCTCATACCCCGGAGCCGGGGCGAAGGGTGCCTTGGCAGCGCCAGCCACCTGGGCGATAGTCTCTCGGGCAGCGCGTTCTTGCTCCTCCGGCAGGAGGGCTGAGGCACCGATGGCAGCTTGCTCTACGAGCCCAACCGCACCGGGAATGACACCCTTGAAGGCTTCGCCTACTTGGCCTAAAAAACTCGTCTCAGGGGCCTGCCCTGCTTCAGGCGATTGCGCCAGCACCGCCTGAATGACTTGTTCCTGTGTCGCACCCGGTGGCCCCTCGATCTCATAAGTCTTACCGTTGGGGGCCGAGATGCGATAGGTCGTCATGGGTTCACTACTGTTGCTTGACCCCACCCTGCGGTGGTAGCGCCCGGGGCCGCACTGGCTTGACCGGAGGTTGAGAAGTATCCTACCACCTGTTCTCGCGTAACGCCAAGAGGGGCGACTTGCGTAGCGACTGCGTCGATCTGCTGATCAATCAAACGCTGCCTTGCAGAGCCCTTAAGACTCGAAGGTATAGGATTCTTACTCTGTACATCCGCGATAGCTCTGCGAACTAAGCTATCTTTTTGGAAGTCTGATCTCCCAGCGGTAGCTTCACCCCTGTTAGCCGCAGCAGTAGCTGCCGCGTTGGCGGTGGTTTGTTTGATCTCCAACTCAGTATACTTCTCGTTCATAGCAGCGCGAATTTCCGCCGCCTTGAGCTTCGCCCGTTGTTCACCCTCGGTGTCCTTCTCCGCACGTGCCAGACGTGCTTCAGCTTCTGCTCTGGCGAGTTCCTGACGGAGTTTGACGAGGTTGGCTTGCGCTTCCCTACGCCCCTTCTGCTGACCTGCACGGGCTTTGACCAAACCAGTGGCAGCGCCCATCAGCGTGTCACCAAGTCGATCTGTACCTCTCATGCCCTCAAGGATTGCAGCCATGAGTTCGGGGTTCTCAAAAGCGTTCTGCTCTTGTTGCGCTTCAAGTTCCCGCATCTGCTGTTCCGCAGGGTCCATCGACGCTTTCAGCATCGCGTCATAGGCTTGGCGTGCTTCAAGGACTCGGGGGTCTACCGCTGCGGTACCCTCAACGCCCTTTGCCAACTGCTCGGACATCCGAAGGTATTCCGCCAGACCACCCCTCTGCGGTGCGGCAGCATCACCAGCACCACCAACACCGGCACCGGTACCAGCAGTGCGGGCGGCAGGAGGACGAGCAGGGGGGCGAGCCACAGGAGCCGCAGCGGCAGCGGCGGCAGCGGCAAGGCCAGCGGGAGCCGCGAAAGTAGGCGGACGGTTAGAGTCTCGATAGGCCCGCTCCAATGCCGCTGCTTCCCTTGAAGCTGCACGTTCTTGCGCTCCGGGACGTTCACGAGATTGCGGGACGTTACCTCCGAAAAACTCTACGATGTAGTCAGCAAGGGGCCTGTCAAACAGCCCTTCCGCCACGAGGTCTTCATCAAGACCTTCAAGGTCAGCTTCCGCCAGACCACCCTTATCGAACGCCACCATCCCACCACTGGCCATCCCTGGCACCGGCTGTTGTGCCTGTGCCTGCTGAAGTGCCATCTTCAACTGGTCATAGATGGTAGGCGACATCTGCTGCGCCTGCGACATCGCCTGCTGACCCTGAGCAGCGCGTTCGAGGTTCGCTGTCTTGACAGCCTCATTCAGCGCAAGCAGTTGTTGGAACGGCTGCGGTTGAGACGCCATCGGATTGGGGTTACGGGGGGCGATAGCCCCAAGTCCAGCGTTCATCATGGTCACTTCCCAGCCCTAGAGAAATAGTCCATCAGGTTGTACGCACCGAGCCCGCCTTGGAGCCCTGCGGAAATCGCTGACTGTCCTTGCGTACCGGGCTCGTACATGTTGGCCCGCACGGGGAGCCCTTGCAACAGTGACGACATAAACGTCGCCGCCCCCCGAGGCGCGGCCACCGACTCCTCGAACTGCTTGAAGCCGAAGTCCAACGGCTCCTGTGCGATCCGGCGCTGCTCCTTGCCTGCGGCCAATTGATCGGCGAGGGACTTGAGTCCGTACTCGGCACCGAACTGCTGCGACTCTTCCCCGTACTTCTGCGCTTTGAGCCCCATTTCGGATTCTGCGAGCCGCTGCTCCATCGCCCGGTCGTAGGCAGACTGCAAGCCCTTGGAGCGAATGTCCCCGATCTGCGTGCCGAGATTCCTCTGGCGCTCGGCCTCCATGATGGCTTGCCTGCTGCCGCCGTAAGCCCCGGCACGGGCGAGCCGCCCCTGCTCCGCTTGGCGTGCAATGTCCGCTTCGCGTCGAGCTTCCCGAGCCTCGATGTCAGTCACCGCCGACATGTACGGCGACATGTAGTCCTGCACGGAGCCAACCTGCCCCAGGCCAGTGTTGAACTGCGTCGGACTGTACGGGTTGATCGCACCGAGACCCGCGAAGGCTTGAGACTCCAGAGGCGAGTACCCTGCACCGTACTGACCCGTGGTGGGGTCCATCTGCCCAAACGCAAAGCGCTGACCGGTGAACGGGGTGAACGGCATGTTCGCCGCTTCGAACCCCTTGCCCAACATGCCGTAGACGAACGGCGCGAAGTTGGGACTCAGTGTCGACTGGGACGGGTCGATAGCGGGCGGTGGGGTGGTAGTGGTGACGTCAGCCATCACGCTCTCCTCTCAAGGGCACTCATCAGCCCGTACATGCGTTTGGGACCACCAGCCTCCTGCACTGCACGTCGGGGGACGTAGGCTTCGCCGTTTGACACCCGTGCCGGAGTCTGTCCTTTGGACCCAGTGATTGTCGCTGGGATGCTGTCGCTTGTGCCAGTCCCCGGACCGCGAATCATGCGTGCCTGAGGCAGCGCCGCCGCCAAACCACGCGGCCCGCCAGCTCCCTTGACGGCTCGTTCGGTCAGAACGAAGCCACCGTCTTCCATGTTGACGTGCCCTCCTTGGGCGTAAGCGTGCATCAGGCCACCGTCGGCTGCATAGCGCACGAGGTCACTGTACTTGCCGGGGTTCTTCACCTCAACAAGTTGACGTGGTGCCGTCATGCCGTAGGAGACACCGCCCCCGGTGGGTTTGGTTCCGCGCCGACGGTCTTTCGCACTGGCGAGTGCTGCCAAGATGCTGAGCAGTCCCTTGGGGGTCGACGCAAAGCCCATTGCACCGCGCAGTAGCCTGCTGAGGTCGAAACCGGAGCCGCCATAGTCACGATCTTCGTTGAAACCAAACATCTCGGGTTCAACTCCCCCCACACCGGAGTCATCCATGTAGGGCTCGGTGTAACTGTCACCGTAAAGCAAGTATGGGTCCATCACGCTTCTCCAAAATCATAGGCCAGCAACGGCCCGTAGGGTCCTTGGGCTGTACCGTACAACAAGCGTCGTGTGGTGGCTTCAGGTGTTGTGGCAGCGGGGGTTGTTGGGGCGGTTGCCGCAGCGGGGGGTTCGTTCCCGCCAGATTCGTACGGGTTGAAATCAGGCGTAGTGTAGGCACGCGTCGGAGTGGTCACTCCCGACGTTGCAGGAATGGGCGCTGAAGGAGTCCCGCCGAACAGCCCCATGATGCCTTGTGCACCCCGGTTGATCGCATCAGTGATGGAGCTGACGAACCTAGTACCCTGTTTAGGCTGCGGTTGAACCGCGTCAGAGACACTCTTTTGGATGGCAGGACCAAGGTTAGTCTCTTTCGCGACGATAGGTGCGAGCGCACCAAGCCCTGCACGGCCAAGAGCACCGGTTGCCAGCCCAGAGGCTGCACGCCCTGCGGCGGACCCAACACGCCCTTCGAGGAAATCACCGAGCGCCGGGCCACCACCCGGGATACCGAGCTTGCTCGCCAAAGCATCCAGCCCAACACCCATCAAAGCCTGACCCGGCGTTGTCCGCCCAGAGAGCACATTTGCACCCGAGCGGATCGCGTTGAACGCCAGTCCCATACCCGGAGGGAGCCCTGCTGTGAACAACGAAGGTCCGTATTCGGTGAGGAAATCGTTGGCACGAAACGAGTTCAGCAGTTGCTGCGCAGTCTGGTCAGGGTTGTTGGGATTGAGTCCTTCTAAACCGCCATATCCCATACCGACAAGCGCACGTACTGCTTCGCGCTCGTTCATCCCACTTCGGCCATAGACTGGTGCATCCAGCCTAGGCCCTGTTGGTTGGGTGGCAGTTGGTTGGGTGGCGGGAGCAGCATACGACGGTCGAGCCCCACCAAGGAGGCCCGCTTCTTCAAGCATTCCGAATGATGGAGTCTGGCCTGTCGGAAAGTCTTCCATTCCATAGGCATAACTTTCCCTACCTCCAACACGATTAGCAGAGATACGGTCACTCAGCTCTTTGTAGTATTGTTCGTTTATTATTTCTTGGATAGCCGGGAGAGTTGTGCTCTCCCGTATAAGCATTCCGGGGCTTGTAGAGAAATCAGTACCGTAGTCACGATCCGCCCCACCCCTACCCGGAGCGGCCCCCGAAAAGTAAGACTCTGTAACTGGGTCAAAATACGAGAACGGATCGTTTACCGTTGTCGGGTCAGACCCAGTACTCGCGTTGCTCGCAGAAGCCGCGTCTATCCCACTGAACTGCGTACCCGGATCATCTCTATCGGCACCTATCATGGTGTTACCTCACGGAAGAATCGGCCTCGGCTCAGGGAGCGGGGCGATGAAGTTTACAGACATCACTGACGATGCGCCAGCGGGGTATGGTGTGGTGGCGGGCGGTGCTTCGAGCTGGATCTGGGCGAAGTCCGTGTTCACGGACATCTTCAACTCGATGTACTCACCCGCAGCAAGGTCGATGTTGAAGTTCCACGTTATTTCACCGTAGTGTCCGTTGTCTTTGACAGTGTGGATACGTGTGGAATAGCTGATGTTGGTGCCGTTGCGTGCAATCCACACCGATACTGACTTGGCGTTACCGCTGGAACTCAACAACTGGCCGGTGTACTGGAAGTTGTAAACACCGCTGACGAGTACCTGAACCTGCGTTGTACTGGCCGTGTTTGTTACGGGGTCCCACAGACGCACCGCGTTGCTCAGATACGTCTGGTCAAACTCGATCGGCTCCGCCGTGTTGTTCGCAGGGAACGGTTGGTCTTGGGTGTTGAAGAACAGCCCATTGGGGCAGTCGATGAACTGCCCACCGTTGCGGCCCAGCACCTTGTCGAAGACGTTCTGGATCTGGTTGAAGAACAACCGCAGCACATTGTTGTGCGAGTCCAAGTACTGGCGTGAGTAGTCCGGCGTCGGCAGGGGCAGCGCCGGGTTGGTGGGCTTGCTGAGGAAGCTCAACTCTTGCGCCCGCTAGGCCGCACGTCCATGCGCGGCGTACCCAACTGCCACTGCACACCCAGTCCGGTCGAAGCAACGCGCAGCGACATCTGCCTGCCGCGCACGCGGATGTACAGGTTGCCGTCGTACGGCGTGACTGTTCCCGAGAAGCGCTCGATGCCGTTGTCCGCATCACGCTGCACGGTTGCCTCGTTGGTCAGCGCCACCGACATGTTGGCCGCAGGGCTGACGTTGTCCACACCCCGCGTGTAACCCGAGCCCGAGTTCTGGAGCGGCAGCAGCGCCATCGTGATGGACTGATTTTCAACCGTCGCCGTCGAACCCGTGAACGTCACGTCGGGCAGCATCCGGCGCACGAACCCGAAGTTGTGCCCGTCGTCGATGTCGAATTGGGACGAGGTGATGTAGGCCTCGATGGGCGCAGCCTCTGGTGTAGACGCGTCATCGCACCCTGTCTCGTGGTTGAGCAGGCGGCGGTTGTAGTCCGCAGCGATGGGCAGGTTGGAGAGGACGCTGGCGTCGAGCCACGCGGTGCGCCCCAAGGAGCCGTAGTACCAGATCCTCTCGGCGTAGTTGAAGACCGCGTAGCGGTCGACCACCGTGTTGGGATTGGCAGGCGTGCCCGTGCCGTCCGGGCCAGTGATGGAGCAGTAGAACCACCACACCTCGCTGAACTGCTCCACGGTAGAGGCGAAGACCTGAAGGTTCTGGTTCGCGTTGAAGTCGTCGAAGATGAACTTGCGGATGTCGCAGTTGAGCGTCTGCACCCGCCCGTCAAAGACGTAGAACTTCTCGTCGCCCATCCAGTAGGTGACGCCTGCCGCCACTGCCCATGCACGGTCGCTGACGATGGTGATGTTGTCCGCGAGGATCTGCGAGCCCCACACGATGGGCGGGCCGAGGTACTGGAGTGAGTACAGCGCGATGTCTGTCCAGATGAGGATCTCTTGCCGGGTCTGCGCCACGGCGCGGATATCGGAGCCCCGGGACAGTGTCAAGTCGCCCGCCTGCGTGGTGGCCGACGGCGTCCAGTTGAGGTAGTCCTCCTGATCCGACCAACGGATCAGCATCGGGTTGAGGTCTGACGGACTTGTCGCGCCGATAGGCGTGGTGCCAAAACACAGCACGATGCGCGACGCATCGGACACCATGCGGTAGTTGGCTGCGAGCGGCGCGTCTGAAGCGCCGGGGTCGTCCGCGATGTTGGTGCCGCGTGCGGTAAACCCTGCCGAAGCGTCCCAGTAGTACACCCCGCCGCCCTTGGGTCCGTAGATCAAATCCTCGCCGAAGTTGTACGCGTTCCACAGGTTGATCTGCGTAGGTACGAAAGGCGTCAAGCTGCCGCCCCAGACGCCGCTACCCCAAGTGCCGCCGCCCCAGCCCGTAAGAATACCCGGAGGTGGGTACTGAATCGGCGTGCCGATGTTGGGCTGATACTGCGCCGTGACGGAGCCGCCACCGGGAGAGCCCGGTGATTGGTCTGTAGCATTCGCCAGCACGGGCGCCCCCGTGCTCGGATCTCGTGCGTTGAACCTGTAGCTGTTGGCGTTGACGACCTCGGTTACCTGATACTCCAGCTCAAGCACAGCCTGCGTCATGTTGCCGCCAAGGCCTGTGACGTTGTCGAACTGAACGTAGTCCCCGACAAGCCGACCGTGACTGGTGTGCGCCACGGTAATGACGGCGGAGCCGTCAACCGCACTGAACGGGTTGGTCAGCGCATAGGTGTCAATTGGCGTGATGTCGTAGTACGCGCCGTAGTAGACGTAGTACTTAACCTCGGTGCCCAGACCGAGGTAGACATCCCAAGGCCAGAGCGCCCGTGCAAAACCAAGGAACTGGTCGTTGTTGACCTGCTGCCAGCCGCCAATCTTCTCAGGTTGCCCCGAGCGGAAGCGCACCTTGTCGCACTCGTACCATCCGCCTTCACCCGTATACCGGGTGGCTTCTCTAAAAATTCCGGGTTTGAGCCGTAAGGCTTTAAGGGGCATCGCTGGCTCCTTTTTTCTTAGCCCAATAGGCTTTTTTAGCCTCGCTAAGTTTTTTTCTTGTGTCGTCAGAGACAGTCGCTTTTGCTTCTTTGAGCTTGGCTACGGTCTCCACAGTGTGCTTTTTACCGGTACTGGCCTGACGTAGCTTATCTTTATGCGCCTCTGTTAGCGGCCCACGCTTACTACCGAGCTGACGGGCTGTAATAGCAAGACCAAACTCTGGCGGGTTCACCCGTTTTTTCATACCCGCCGCAATTCGTGCTTTCCACTCTTCGCTAAACGGAGCCCGTTTAACGCCTAGCTTTTTTTGGCGTATTTTGTCTTTCGTTTCTTGAGAAGCTGGAGAACGCTTGTTTGCATTCCATTCACGTATAGCAGCCCTGTGCGCTTCTGAAATAGTTTTATTTTTATGGGTACGGCTTATTTTTTTTCTGATTTCTTCGGTATATCGGATCGCGCCAGCTACGTTTAGATTGTAGCAAGAGACATTCTGCGCAAACATCGCCCGGATGATTGCGGCTTCAAAAGTACGGCATACATCGTACGTGTTGACTGTCAAAATTTCACGTGAAAAATCACTAGGACGAGCTTCGTATGCTTTAAGCATATGCCTAGAAGAACACACATAGCCATCGTCTGTACGGCCCTTGTGCAGCCCTACATACAACTTGGCTGTTGCGCGGTCTGTCCAGCAGTAAACGAAGCTGTCCATAATTAGTTTTTCAGCGGCATGGCAGACTCAGCTCAGCGACGCTTGTCCCACACCGACCAGCCGATACCCGCAAGGGTAGCCACAGAGCCGACCACGGCGTTGACGGCATCGCCGTCCAGGCCCCAAGAGACGAAGAAACCGCCGCCGACAGCGGTCAGAATGTGTCGCACAAGCGACGCGACGATGGTTGCGTTCATAGAACCTCCGGTTTACGGAACACACGCGCTGGCACTCTGGTGAAATCACCGTCCAGCCACGCGATTTGAACAGAGTCTCCCGTCAGAAGCCAGCACCCCGGCACACGCACCGGGCCTTGGAGAAACACCGCCCACCGGGCGCTCCCCACGCAAGGACCCGCCTCGGCGTACAACTCAACCCGCGCACCACCCTCACGATACTCGGCCACAGGGGCCGGGGCTGCGGCAAGCAGCAACGCGACGGCGAGAGCAGTCATAGCGGCCTCACATGGTCAGGATGTCGCAGCAGCGGCGGGTCCACCCGCGACCGAAATCGTCAAAGGTGCCGAGGTTGGTCATGAAGCGCAGGCGCTGGGCCACGAGGCGGGCGCGGAGCGCGTCGGGGTTGGCTTGGTTGGCCGCAGACATGGTCTGGGGGCCGATGACACCGTCGTCCGTCACGCCAAGGGCCCGCTGTAGCCAGCGCACCGACTGCGCAGGGCCTGAGTTCACCGCAGCGTCGAAGACGGCGTAGCGGACCGCAGGGGGCAGTTGCTCAGCACGGACAGCGTTCCAGTAGTCCTCACGGTAGATGCGCTTGGCCAGATCAAGCGGCAGCTCGCGCATGTCGCCCCGGTAGCCCACCCTGCGTGCCACAGCCTCGGTGATGCCGTAGCGGGTCTTGCCGCCCGGGTCAGCGGCGTGGTTGACGAACCCGCCCTCATGCTTGAGGAGAACGTCGAATGCTGCGTCGAAGTTCATGGGTTACTCGTAGAGGATGTTGATGGAGCCCGCGTCGAAGGTGTCGCCCCCTGCGGAGATACGCAGACGGTCAAGCGTCCCTGAGAGTGCTTTTTGGCCTGCACTAAAACACATCGCGGCAAGGCCGGAGTCAACACCGTGTACACCAGACCCCACCCACAAGTTTGTCGCAGAGTTGAGCAAAGTCAAAACAAAATGGCCTGAAAGAGTGTACACAGTACCGTTGTAACGAAGCTCAAACGCGTCACCGCTATAGTTATTACCCCCAGTACCACCACCTATGATGTTTGTCTGAGCGCCGGTATACCCTGTAGTTTCTATACCCCCAGAATCACCGATTTGGATGTCAATAAAATTGCTTCCGTTGGTGCTTACACCCGCAAACATCACGGTAATTCGCTTGACCCAGGCGGGTATTCCCGTGAAATCAATTTGTGTACCGCTAGTGCTTGCTTGAACGGTATCCAACACCAACGCACCCTTGCGCAGCGCATCGGGCGTGATCGCCCGCGTGGTGTCGGTGCCAGTCCGCACCTCGGCGTCGGTGGCGAGTTCGACAAGGCCTTCAGCCGACGTCGTCGCGGAGGCGAGCGTGCCGCTCACCCAGTTCCCCGCACCATCCGAGCGCAGCACGTTGCCCGCAGTGCCCGGAGCCGAAAGCCCAGTGCCGCCGTTGGCGGCGGGCAGAATGCCCGTCACGTCCGTCGTCAAGGCGACCTTGCCCCAAGCAGGCGCGGTACCCACACCCCCGGCACGCAACACGTTGCCCGTGGCGACACTGGCGAGCTTGGCCAGCGTCGTGGTTGTGCCCGCGTACAGCAGATCACCCACAGCGTAGCTGCTCTGCCCAGTGCCCCCAGAGGTCGCGGCAAGAGCGGTTCCAAGGGTCAGCGACGCCACGTGCGTCATCGCCTCTTCCACCCCTGCGGTGGTGACCTTGAGCATCATCGATCTGCCGTTGGGCACGCTGACGCTGGTGCCGCCAGACGTCGTTACCGTGACGGCATCTCCTGCGCTGTTCTTGATGAAGTACAGCTTGGAGCTTGTCGCACCCGGCGCAGCGGGGACGGTGAGGGTGGCAGGTCCCGACAAGGTGCCCGTGAGGACGATGAATTGATTCCGCGCATCGGATGAAGCGCCACTGGCAATCGCACTAAGCGTGTTCGGTCCTGCGGTGGTCACCGCTACGCTGATTGCACCCGCAACAGCCTGCTCAACAAGCGCGGTCACACCGCTGTTGACCGTGGTGCCCCAGCCCGTAGCGCCCAGATCCGGCTGCGTCAGTTTGAGCAGTGCGGTGTAACTTGCCATGATGACCTCAAGTTTGGATCTCGACCCAGTTCGGGCCCTGCGCGTCGTTGATCTGCACCCATCCCGGGGACTGCGCCGTTATCACATTCTGCCAGTTTGCGCTCTGGGTGTCATCTATCGGATTCCAGAGGTAGCCTCCAACGACGACGTCGGTGATCGCGCCTGTCTCGCTCAACGAGACGCTGAAGGTCGAACCGGCCACGGCAGGGGTGTCCTGCCCAATCGCTGAGGCGCTGAAGCTCGCGTTGAAGGTCGACGCAGCGACGGCAGGGGCGTCAAGCCCCGAGGCCGTGTCGGAGAAGAACACGTTGAGCGTTGCGGCAGCGGAGACTGCGTCCGCACCTGTGGCTGCGTCCGAGAACTCGACGCCGAGCGTGGCAATCGTGGAGACCGCGTCTGCCCCCGTGGCAGTGTCGGAGAAGGCTGCGCTGAAGGAGAGCCCGGCCAGCAGGCTGTCCGCGCCCGTGGCGGTGTCGGAGAAGGCTGCGCTGAACGCGGCAGTGGCGCTGAAGGCATCCACCCCTGTGGCAGTGTCGGAGAAGGCTGCACCGAAGGTCGAGGCTGCGACGGCAACGGTGTCAGCACTCGTAGCGGTATCGCTCACCGAGACATTGAAAGTCCCCGTGGAGGAGACTGCGTCGGCACCCGTGGCCGTGTCGGAGATGGCCGCGCCGAAGGTCGAGGCTGCGACGGCAACGGTGTCAGCACCCGTGGCCGTGTCGGAGAAGGAGACGTTGAACGCAGGGCCTGCGGAAACGGTGTCAGCACCCGTGGCCGTGTCGGAGAAGGACGCGTTGAAGGCGAACGAGGCGGAGACTGCGTCCGAGCCCGTGGCGGTGTCGGAGAAGGAGACGTTGAACGTCGTACCGCCCGAAGCCTCGAACAGCCAGCCCAGCGAGCCGTTGTTGGTCGAGTTGGCCCCGGCGTACCACGTGGTGTTCAGATCGTAGGCGCGGATGCCGGTGATCGTCAGGTAGTCAGGCGCGGTCACCGTGCCCGAGGTCAGCACCAGCGTCGCGGGGGAGGAAGCAGAAGTCCCCGTCAGCGTCAACACTCTACCGGCTTCACCCGTGGCAGTGAAGCTGCCCACCCGCTGTGTCGTTGTGCCGAAGTTGATGGCGGTGGCACCAGTGGCTTTGTAGGTGTTGGTGATGTTGGCGAAGGTGTTGTTGCCGCTGATGGTCAGTGTGCCTGCGCCGCCTTGGTTGAGGGTGATGCCGGAGTAGTCTTTGCCGCCGCCTGCGAAGGTCTTGGCAGATGCGGAGGTGAGGCTGATGGTGCCGGTGCCGGTGACGGTGAGATTGGTGGAGGTTGTTGCATTCCAAACCGTCCCAGAACTGCCAAGAGTCCATGTTCCTGACCCCACGGCAATAGTTCTTGTAGTTGTCACAGATGTTTCGATAGTGGCTGTCGAGACGGTAACATTATACCCGTTTGCGTCAAAAATACCGCTATTAACTGCGATGCCTCTTACACCGACAAAAGCGTCTTGTAGTGTAACTGACCCGCCAATACTGATGACACTACACGCAAACGCATACGCAACGCCTGCGCTAGTTATTGTTTGGTTACCGCGACCGCGGAAAAAAATAGTACCAACACCGGAGAGCGTTGTCCCTGTTCCGTTAAGCCAGTTGCCGTATAAATCAGGAACTAACGAACAGGCTAGCGTCATCGTATTCGTCGTCCTAGCCGACATGTCGATGGTGCCGATGTTGTAGCTCTGGTTGATGGTGATGGTGGCGCCGCTGTTCAACCCCGTAGCTTCAAAGAAGCAGGTGTCTTGGGCAAGCGGGAAGTCGTTGATGTTTGGCGTGCCGCCGCTGCCTGTAGCCCATCCAATAGCACCGCCCCAGTTGCCGCCAGCAGCAAGGTTCCAATACTTGTTCGCCGCAGCCGTGAACGTAATGCCGCTGTTGCCTTTGCAATCTCCGATGCGCGTGCCTGTTGCTGGCGCTGCTACACCGGCTATGGTGATGTCTCTGAAGTCAACGTCAGTGAGGGAAACGGCAGCGCAGGTGAGCGTGCGTGCGGTGCCGATGGTGTCAGAGCGAACGAAGTGACGCATCGTGGCGTTGGTGCCTGCTGAGCAGGTGAAGGTACCTGTGATGGTCTGGTTGGCTGTGACGCTGATGATCTTTAGACCAGCAGAGGTGATGCCGGTGAAGGATAGGTTGTTGAAGGTGTTGGCTCCGTTGATGGTGACGGTGCCTGCGGATGTGCTGGTGAAGGCGACGTTGTAGAAGGTTTTGCCGTTGCCTGAGAAGGTGGGGGAAGAAGCAGAGCAGTT